CAGACGGTGAATTATTCAGTATGCTTTTCCCCGGAAAGAATGGTCAAGTTACACCAGTTCAAGGTAGCATGATTGGAGCGCACACAGTTGCTGCAAGTGGCTTTATGGTAGAGGGTACAATCCCAGCTACTGACACAAACGGCACAGCAGCAGGTCTAAACCTACAAGGTGATGCCGCAACAGCAGACAACACAGGTCTAGAACTTATCTTTGGTGGAACTCAGTTTGGTGGAAACGCTGCATGTACTATTGGTACACACGCAATGACTTTTGATGCAACATTTAACAGTGTTGACTTTACTGACCAAGATTGTGTTTCAATTGGATTTAGAAAAGTAGAAGAGTTTGAAACAGGTCACCCAGCTACTGTAGCAGCAGCTTCAGGTGATGGTCTTTACACTGACTACGTAGCATTTGGTGTGCAATCAGCAGACGATGTTCAGATAGCAAGTAGACTTAATGATGGTACAACTGCTTATGTTGACTCAACTGAAGCAACTGCAGCTAGTGGTAATCACAGATTTAAAGTTGAAGTATCTTCTGCTGGTGTTGTGACATTCTCACACATTGGTGCTGCCGTTATGAGTGCAGGTACTTTAGCTGCGCCAAGTACAACAGCAACATTTACTTTTGATGATGGTGATGTCGTAGTTCCTTATTTGACTATTTTAAGTACAAACGCAGATTCTGCTATACACTTAAAAGCCATTCAAATAACTCGTACACCCGGACTTAGTTACACAGATTAATATTAAATGGCTGTAAAAAAGAAATCAACTGTTAATAAAGCTGGTAACTATACTAAGCCAACCATGAGAAAAAACCTTTTTAATCGTATAAAAGCAGGAAGCAAGGGTGGACCGCCCGGAAAATGGTCTGGACGTAAAGCCCAGCTTCTTGCTAAAACGTACAAATCAAAAGGTGGTGGGTATACATAATGCCTTTGTCTAAATACTCAGATAAACAAAAAAAGTTAGCTAGAGTAGCTCTTCCAAGAAATAAGATTACTTCAGCAGACTTAAAAGCTTTGAAAGGTAGAAAACGTGGCATTAAAACCAAGTCAAAAGAGTCTTAAATCGTGGTCTAAACAAAAGTGGCGTACTAAAAGTGGTAAGCCATCTAGTAAGACAGGTGAAAGATATTTACCTACTAAGGCAATTAAATCTTTGTCTAGTAGTGAATATGCTGCAACCACACGTAAAAAAAGAGAAGATACTAAAAAAGGTAAGCAGTTTAGTAGGCAGCCTAAAACGGTAGCTAAAAAAACTAGAGCGTACAGGAAAGTATAATGGCTGAAGTTGAATACAAAGGAATAAAAGTTGGAGGCAGTAAACTCTTGCTAATCATTCCGCTTTGTGGTACAATTATAGGTGGACTCTGGGGTGGCTTTGAAGCCTACCAAAGATATTTATCTATGGAACAAAAGATAGCTAACTTTGTATCACCTGATTTATCTCATATAGATAATCATATGAACATGGTAGAAGCAGAACTAGGCATTATAAGTGCAGAGTTTAATGCACTCAAAGAAGTAGATGCTGCAACTGGATCAGTTATACGAGAGCAGATTAATTCTGTAAAAGCAATCTCTGCTCAACTCCAGACAGATCTACATGATCTACGTATGGATCTCAATCAAGATACAGCAGAGCTAAACAATGCTATTGAAGTTAAGTCTGACAAGATAAACGCTAATATAGATAAACAAGAAACCCGTTTAGAAAAACAAGATGCTCGTAATCGTGAGAACATAGAAGATGTACGAGGAGTAATAAATACATTTGAACTTAGATTTGAATCTACTATTAAATCTTTTGAAGAGCGTATGGATTCCAAGATGTCTAAGCTAGACCAAAAACTAGATAACTTAGAAGCAGCCTTAGATAAAAAAATACAACGTGCAATAGACAACCCGTTGGCTGGTAATTAAATGAGTATAGAGTATAGAGGTGAAACATTTTCAGGGTATAACAAACCCAAACGTACGCCAAAGCACCCAACTAAATCTCACGTAGTTCTTGCAAAAGAAGGCAGCACAATTAAAATGATACGCTTTGGTGAACAAGGCGCAAGTACCGCAGGTAAACCTAAAGCAGGTGAGTCTGCCCGTATGAAAGCAAAGCGTAAGAGTTTTAAAGCTAGACACGGTAGGAACATAGCCAAAGGTAAGTTGAGTGCAGCTTACTGGGCAGATAAAGTTAAGTGGTAAAGGAATACTAAAATGAGTATGGGTATAGCTAAAGAACTAGTAAAAATGGGTCCAGCAAAAGTAGGCAAAAGACTTATTGCTAAAGCAGAAGACTTTATTGCAGGTAAAATTTCTGGTAGTAGTTGGATTCCAATGAAGTATAAAAAGTTAGTTTTAGGGCGTGGGGATAAACCATCAGGAAAAGAATTAAGTTTTAAAAATACACCGGGTGAAAAAGTAACAAAACGTATGACTAAAAATGCTAAAGTAACTGGTGAAAATAGAGTTAAAGGTTTTGCTGCAGGAGTTGGAGCCGGAGGAATAGCTGCAAACTTTGGACCCGAATATAAAAATGCACTTGGTGCTATGTTTGCTGATCCTAGTAAAATATTTGGTGGTCCAAACGATATGACAATGGACCAACTACGTAATAGAACAAAAAAAATATTAGTAGAAAAAAAAGCAAAAAGTATGAAAGCAGCAATAAAGAAAGCTCTAGAAGGAGTAAAAACTAAAACCAAGAAAAAAGTAGTTAAACCCGAAAAACGACCTGAAATGAACAAAGGTGGAATGCCCAAGAAAAACCATGCTAAACCCGGATCGTACAGTAAAGCGTACATGAAGGGCGGAATGGCTAAGAAGAAAAAATAATGTGGACACCTTTAGTTCTTATGTGTTCTATGTATGTAACAACAGATTGTAAAACATACGGTGGACCAGTATTTAAAGAAGAAGCTGCATGTTTTGCAGGAATTAAAAATGTAGGATTACCCTACTTAGTACAGGAGTTTCCTAGTCACAAAATTATTGGTATAAAATGTGTGTACTGGGATGTACGTGATAAAGTAGGTATTTAACAAAAAGGATAAACAATGGAAAAAATGAAATCATCAATAGCAAGTGTTACAGAAATGGGCATTGCCCTGATCACGTTATCAATAGTAGCGTCTGTACTAGTAGGACCAAGCAACTTAATTTTTCTTGGAAATGCAACAGGAAATCTTATGGACCTAATTGAAAATTTAGGAAGCTCTGGATTAGTTGGACTTATAGTTGTAGGAATTATATTACATCTATTTGGATGGTGCGGTTTTTGTGATTGTAAACGCAAATAATGCATAACGGGCTTGCAATAATAGCTGTAGTATGGTATAACTAGATATGGTATAACTCCTACAGTAGGTCATAGCTATTGACTTACATATGTAAAGGAGTTATACTATGTTAAAAAGATTATGGAATAGAGCAATTGAAATACAAGAACAAAGAGCAAATTACTGGAAATTAAGAAATATGACAGACAGAGAACTCAAAGATATTGGTGTTTCTCGTTATGATATTGAAAGAGGAATAATATGCCGGGAACAATGAAAAAGAAACCTACTGGTGGTTTAAAAAAACTACCTACTGCCGTACGTAACAAAATGGGTTACATGAAAGCTGGTGGCATGGCTAAAAAGAAAATGATGTATGGTGGAATGGCTAAGAAGAAAAAATAATGTTAGCTCAACTTATATCCCCAGTTACAGGACTACTTGACAAGTTCATTGAAGATAAAGATCAGAAGGCTGCTTTAGCTCATGAGATTTCTACAATGGCTGAACGTCACGCACAAGAACTAGCTATGTCTCAGATTAAAGTTAATCAAGAAGAGGCAAAGTCTGGTTCTATTTTTATTGGTGGGTGGCGGCCTTTTGTAGGATGGACTTGTGGTATTGCTTTAATGTATCACTTTATTCTACAACCCTGTATAATATTCTTTGCTACTATGTTTGGAGCAGAGCTACCACCTCTACCTGCATTTGATATGGGTAGTCTGATGACTGTTCTTATGGGAATGTTGGGTCTTGGCGGTTTACGTTCATTTGAAAAAGTAAAGAACATAGCTAAAAAATGAGTATAGAAAACTTTGTACCTTGCATGAGTATGCTTCTGAAACATGAAGGTGGTTTTGTAAATCATCCTTCAGACCCCGGAGGCATGACCAACTTAGGTGTTACTAAAGCTGTGTATGATGCGTACACTGGATATAACGCCACAGAAGATGAAATGAAAGCATTAACACCAGTAGATGTCTATCCTATATATAGAAAAAACTATTGGGATAGGGGGAGATGTGACGATTTACCTAGTGGAGTTGATTGGTCTGTATTTGATTGGGGGGTTAATAGTGGAATGGGCCGTTCTGCGAAAGCCTTACAGAGGATTGTGGGCGTTACTGCTGATGGTGGTATTGGCCCTATGACAATTAAAGCTGTACACAATATGAAACCCAAAGATATAATTACTAAGATGCATTCTACTCGTCAAAACTTTTATGAAGGTCTTACTACTTTTAAAACCTTTGGTAAAGGGTGGACTCGTAGAAACCACGAAACCTTAGAGACAGCACTAGAAATGCTAGGAGAATAACATGGCTAAAGGCGTACAGCACTATTATAAAGATGGTAGAAAATTTAATGGAGAGACTCACAAAATGCCTGATGGATCTGTACATACAGGTAAAACGCATACTAAAAGTTCTAAAGTTGTGGTTCACCTTAAAGATCTTTCAAAGAAAGCAAAAGAAAAAGCCAGAGGTTCCACAGTACCTAGCAGGAAGAAAAAATAATGGCAAGAGAATTAACAGAAAAACAACAGAAGTTTTTAACCATACTGTTTGACGAAGCTGGTGGTGATGTAGTATCAGCAAAAAAGTTAGCTGGATACTCAGAAGCGTCTAGCACAACAGAAGTAGTCAATAGTCTTAAAGAAGAAATACTAGATGCAACTCAGAGTTTTATGGCACGTAATGCACCTAAAGCTGCAATGGCTATGGTAGGTGGTCTGTACGATCCTACTGAGTTAGGCATTAAAGATAAAATGCTTGCGGCTAAAGAACTTCTAGACCGTACAGGATTAGTAAAAACAGAAAAAGTACAAGTAGAAGCAAAGGGTGGTGTTATGTTAATGCCGCCTAAAGCTGTTGCAGAAACTGATGACTAGGTCTGTAGGAAAGTGGAAGTTGCCTCCACTCATAGATGTACAAGAAAATAATGAATGGGTTTCTATACCTAGAATGTCTAGAACAATTCCCTTTGGTTATGAAATAGACGAGACTGACGATAATATACTAGTACCCATACCCGACCAACTTAACAAACTAGAAACAGCAAAACAATACTTAAAACAGTATTCATATCGTGAAGTAGCAAATTGGCTAAGTACCAATACG